GCGGTCCTGCGCCAGCAGATCCGGCTGAGCCAGGGCGAAGACAATGCGCTGGCAAGCGACGGGCCGGTGTTTGAATCGGCGCGGAAGCACCTGGACGCATTCATGGCCAGCACGCGCCGGCACCCGGACCCGACGGAAAACACCACATTCTGGACGACCGAGCGGCGGACGATCTGGAAGGAATGGCTCGAGCCGGTGCTTGAGTTTGCGGGCAGGCTGTGAGGCGCGACGTTTGAGCTATATTCCGCAATCCGAACCGCCGCCGCCACCATTTCGATCTGGCCTGGTGGGATTTGGAACTCCCTCCTACGGCAAGGATGTTCTGTCGTGGAGAGTGCCGCCTGAACCGGCCAAGTGGAAATGGGATGCCTTCTGCCTGATAATGGCCATGGTGTTCTTTTTGATTGGGCTTGGCTTGATCCTCTGTTGGGTGATGCCGCCGGTGATCGAGAATCCGTAGCGACTGCAGACGTCTGCAGTGGGTCAAACAGGGTCAAACCAGACTAAAACCTAACAGGCTAGGAACTGGCCATTGGTGAGATAGCCATGCCAGCGGCAGCCGGAGAGCTTTTGAATGGAGGGGGCGAGAGTGGGCGAGGCCTCGTTGCCATCCCATTGCCAGGTGCTGCCACCAAAACCGGGGCGGACCGGGCAGGTACCAATGGAACCACAGCCACAGGGACAGGCGAAGCGCAGGCAGGCGATCTCACCATCTACGCCTCGGGCCCACCAAGCGGAACCAGGCGCCACATCGGAGCGATGCCAGAATCCCTGCGCATCGATCTGGTGGCCTTCCCACTGATTGACCCGCTTGTCGAACGTGATAGGGATGCCCATGGCTAACCCTTCTTGGGCTTGGCCGGTTTCTTTGGCAGGGGAGCAGACTCGGGCTCTTCGCCTTCCTTGCCGGGTTTGTCGGGCGGGGTTTCGTCTTCCTCCATGCCGACAGGGGGCTCGTCGCCCAGGCCGGGCAGGGTGACGTTCTTGTCTTTGGCCAGACGCTCTTCCTCTTCGATCTGGTTTAGGAGGTCTTCGAAGTCGCTGCCCTGGTCGGCGGCGGCGCCGGTGCGGGATTCGAGGCGGTTATTGATGGCCATGACGGTGGCCTGGATGTCTTTGAGGGGATCGACCCAGGGCCAGCGGCGCGATTGCCAGGTGGCGGCCATGAACTTGTCGAGCTTAGCCATCGGCAGGCGGACCTGGTTGGAAAGGATGGCCATGGGGAGCCAGGCCTCAAATACTTCGTCGCACAATTCCTCGTTGAACCATTCCTGAATCATCATCCATTCCTCGCGGTCCTCGAGGGTGCCGGCGCGCAGGCTGGAATAGTTGACGCCCTCGAGGTCGTTTGCGAGGGAGTTATAGGAGACCCCCATTCCACTGGCAGCGCCGCGCAGGACCTGCTTGGTGTAGGCGGGATAGGCGGAGTTGGGGTGTTTGGGGTCGTGCTCGACGAAGCTTTCGCCGGGATCCAACTCGCGGACGGTCCCGGGTTCCATTTCCTCGATCTGGTTGCCTTCGGCGTCCACGTCGTCACCCTGGTATTGCTCGGGCTTCTCCTTGGTGATGTAACCGCCCTTGCAGGCGGAGACACGCGCGGCGACGAGCTCGGCCTCTTCGTAGCCGTTGAGCATGTTGAGGCGGAGCATGGCGCTGGCGATCCAGGGGACGCCGATGGTCTGCATGACGCGCTCGGGCAGATAGAGATGGATGATCTCGCTGGCGGGAATGCGCTCGCGCTTGAAGCCGGCCGAGGCGTTGTAGTCGCCCGGGTGCCGGGTCCAGAGATGGTAGGCGACGGGCTGTTTCCACTCGTTGAGCTCGATGCCCATGTGGATCTCGTTGCCCTGGAAGTTGGGGACATTGTAGTAAACGTCGAGCATATCGATCTCCAGGAGCTGGAGAGCGAAGCCGAATTCGTTATCAAAGCCTGAGACCTTGCGGAGCAGGACGCCACCGTCGCGCGCGGGGGCCGTGACGATCAGCCAACAGACGGCGCGCCAGCTCAGGGTTTTCTGGACGGTGCAATTCTTCTTTTTGCCCCAGCGCTTCCAGGCGTCTTCGATCTGGGTATTGGCCTGAGTATCGAGGCTACCGTCGGCGTCCTTCACCTTCATCTCGAGGCGGACGCCCTGCCAGCCGAGGACGTTATTCCGGAGCAGCTTGAAATAATGGCGGGCGTAGGGGTCGTCGCGGTCCAGCTCGCGGCTGCGCGTGCGAAGCTTGGTGACGTCGTTGCGGGCCTCGACGTCGGCGCTGGTGACGGTGGTTGACCAGTCGCTGGTGAGCCGGCTAATCGCGCCGGCGGCGTACGACCGGGCCCCCGCGGCGGGGGAGCGGCCCTGACCGAAGGAGATGTTCAGGCCACCGAGCGAGAGGGAGAATTTCATAGTAGCAGACGGAGTGGCATCACCGGATGTCGCCGACCTGGCCCATGGCGCTGAAGCGGCCACGGTTGGGGTTATTGAAGCGGGTGAGCAGCCGGCGGCCAGTGCGACGGCCGTTGGCAATCTTCTGGGCGTCGTCCTCCTTGCGGACAATGACGAGGTAGCGATCGCGCAGGGTGAGTAGGTCATTCACGCTGGCTTTGCGCAGAATGGTGCCCTCGACGGTGAATTCGAGGACTTCCTGCGAGGCGCGGCCCTCGAGGACCTGGTTAATGGCATCGAGGACCCGGCGGGCGTGGGAACGGAGATCCCCGGGGCTGGCACCGGCTGGATCGGGCGCGATGGTGAGGGTGCCCTGCCAGACGGTGAAGCGATTGGCGCCAAGAGTGACGAATCCGGCGCCGGTGTAATCGCCGTCGGACCAGGCGGCGGTGGTGGCGGCGGGGACGTTGACCAGGTGGTCGAGGCCGTCGGCGGTGCCGGTGATGAGGATCTGAAGGCCGGTGCGCTGCTGAACGAGAGCGTAGGAGATGACCCAGCCATCGGAGGCGGGGTACTTATCGAAGTGGCGACGCCAGGTAGCGGTGTCCCCGGCGACAATAAGGTCCGGTTCGAAGTTAGGGATGTCGTCTGGCATCTCTCACAGGAACGGGTCAACGAATGGGCCTGGCGGCGGCAGGCGTTGACGGTGCGGGGAATTTCGACAATGACAGCACCGAGCAAGACGATCAAGACCAGCGTGCTCTATCGATCGCTCGCGTTTGAACGCGGGACCATCGACGAGAAAGCGCGCACGGTGGAGATGAGCTGTTCGAGCGAAGTAGCGGTAGAACGGTGGTTCGGATTCGAGATACTGGACCATGCCCCCGAGAGCGTTGATTTGGCCCGGATGAATTCCGGGGCGGCGCTGCTAGTGAACCATGACGGCCGGGACCAGGTCGGAGTCGTGGAGGAGGCAAGCATCAAGGATCGCCAGTTGCGAACCAAGGTGCGGTTTGGAAAATCGGCCCGGGCAGAGGAAATCTTCCAGGACGTCAAGGACGGCATCCGGAAGCTGGTCTCGATCGGATACCGCATTCATAAGATGGTTACCGACAAGGTCGAAAAGGGCGTGGAAACCCTCCGAGCCGTCAACTGGGAACCGTATGAAGTTTCGCTGGTGCCGATCCCCGCAGACAATTCTGTAGGCGTTGGGCGCGCGGAAGCTGCCGAGAATCAATTTGAAACGGTCGTTGAATTACGATCCGGCGCGCCCGCAGTGGCGGCCATTCCCATTCAGAATATGAAACGCAACCTATTGCTTGATCCTGCTCCCGCACTGACCGCCCCGGCTGGCGGTGGCGCCGCTCCCGCGGCCGGTCCGGATGTAACTGCTGAACGCGCCGCGGCCGGCAAAGCCGCCTTCAAGGTGGCCGGCGAACTGTTTGCGCTCGGGCGCCAGTTCAACTGCCAGGCGGAAGCGCTGACGGCCGTGAATGAGGGCCAGTCGCCGGAATCGTTCCGGAAGTGGATCCTCGAAAACAAGTTTTCGGCGAAGCCGATTGCCGTGCCCTCGGGCGACGATCTGCGCCAGCTCGGCGATATTGGCATGAGCGGCAAAGAGGTGAAGCGCTGGAGTTTGGTCCGTGCCATCCGGATGATGGGCGACCGCCAGAACCCGCACCTGGACGGCCTGGAGAAGGAAGCCTCGGATGCCGTGGCGAAGCTCTGCGGGCGCGATGCCAGCGGGTTTTTCATCCCGAACGAGATTGTTCACGGCACGCAGGAACAGCGCGAGATGGTCTTGATGGCCACGGCGGTGCGCGACCTGGCGAAGGCGACCGGCAACCTGGGCGGTTACACCGTTCAGACCGATGTGCTGGGCTCGAGCCTGATCGAGCTGCTCCGCAATATGACCGTGTGCTACGAGTTGGGTGCGCGGAAGCTGGGCGGCCTGGTGGGCGACGTGGCGATTCCGAGCCAGAATGGCGGGGCGACCGCTTACTGGGTGGCGGAGAACGCGCAGACCACGGGCAGCAATTTGACCTTCGGGCAGGTGGGCCTCTCGCCGCACCGGCTCTCGGCCGTGACCGCGCTGGGCAAGATGCTCCTGGCGCAGAGCTCGGTGGATGTTGAGGGGCTGGTCCGCGAGGACTTCGCCCGGGTGCTGGCGATCGCGATTGACCTGGCTGGATTGGCCGGCTCGGGCGCGGCTGGCCAGCCGACGGGCATTCTCTCGACTGCCGGCATCGGCA